GCAATTTTCGATTTGGAGTATATTTTCCTTCAAATTCGTGCTGTATCAGTTGGTGAAATTGTTGAAATGAAAGTAACTTGTAAAGATGATGATAAAACACAAGTTCAGTATAATTTAAATTTGTCGGAAGTTAAGGTTGTAAAATCAGAAGGTCATGATAGCAAAATTATGCTTACCGATGACATGGGTATCATTATGAAATATCCAGCATGGGGAGAATTTATCACTGGATCGATCATGGGACAATCACCAACAACTGATGGTGTTGTTGAAATTATTGCTAGTTGCATTGACCAAATTTTTGATGCTGAAGATGTTTATGATAAATCCACAACTTCTAAAAAAGAATTTGTAGAGTTTGTTGAGGGATTGACAAATTCTCAATTTGAGAAAATTCAGAAATTCTTTGAAAGCACTCCTAGACTAGAACATACATTTACTGTCAAAAATCCAAATACAGGAGAACCCTCAGAATTCACAATCACTGGGTTATCCAATTTTTTCGGATAGCACTCTTCCATAATACTTTGGAAGGGTATTATAAGACCAACTTTGCTTTGATGCAGCACCATAAATATAGCTTGAGTGAAATTGAGAATATGATGCCCTGGGAACGTCAAGTTTATACCAGTCTCTTGATGCAACACCTAGAACAACTCAAACAAGCACGAGAAGCAGCTAAAAAGTAATGGCACACGGATATCTATCATATCAAGACACGAGAGGCGAAGTAGATTGGCTTGGCAAGGTAATTAATCGTGTTAGTGATTATCTAGAGAACCGCGAAAAAAAGGAAAAAGTCGCGGACATGGTTGCCGCGAAAGTAAATATATTAAATGATCAAAAAACACTCCCACCAGGAGAAACCCCACTATTAAGAGGAAGCGATAATCCGTCACTTCCAGGATCTCCATTGCAGAAGATGCTTAGTGGATCTGCTCTACAGAGGTCACTTCCTGGTGGAGCAATGGCAGTCAATCCAGATGTGGTTGGTGGTGCTGCTACTCTTGGTGTTTCTCCAAGAAAGCGTTTAACAGCAGAAGGATTTGTTGGTGATAAAATTGTAGATATTGGCGCTACAAATCTTGGTGTTGAACGAGATCTGGGCGGTGATGACATGTTTGTCAAACGCCTCAATACCATTGATGGTGGTATGGGTGGTGGATCTGGTGAGGTAGTTCAAGCGATTGACAGACTAACATTTGTCACGATGAGTTTAGTTGCTGCTACTAAGGAGCAAACTAATCAACAAAAAATGATTGCTGCCGCTCAACAGCAGCAAGCAGAAAAACTAGCTAGGGATGCAAAATCAGCAGCAGAAGAAAGTGCTCTGGAAGGTGGTGCTGATTTATCTGGTAATTTGGCGTATGAACGTCTAGCACTGGCAGGTGGCGCTGCTATGGGTGGCGGTGGTGGCGGTGGTCGAGGTGGCGGTCCTGGCATGGGCATCGGTGGCAAAGTTCTTGCCAAAAATATCATGAAATCTGCTACTAAGAGAGGTGCTGCTAGAACTGGAACTAGATTAGGTGCTGCCATTGGTGGTAAGATGATGGGTGGTCTTGGTGCTAGAATGGGCGCTAAGTTAGGAGCAAAATCAGTAGGAAAAGTTGCTGGTAGTGCGATTGCTAAGAGTATAGGTAAGAAAATTCCTCTGGTTGGATTGGGTCTTGGCGCTATCTTTGCTGCTCAGAGAGCAATGCAGGGAGACTTTGTTGGTGCTGGACTAGAATTAGCATCTGGTGCTGCATCTACTGTTCCTGGCATTGGAACTGCTGGATCGGTTGGTATTGATGCTGCTCTAGCTGCCAGAGACATGACAATGATGGCAGATGGTGGTATTGTTGATTCAGCTACAAATGCGATTATCGGTGAAGATGGAAAAGAAGGCGTATTTCCACTAGAGGGTAGTAGAGGAAAGAAAACCTTCCTTCAGTTTGGTGAAGGTATTTTAGAAGCACAAAGGAAAAATAGAAAACAAAATGCCAAGATGATGGCGGAGGGATTGAAAGAATATTATGAAAACCAAAGTGGATGGGACAAGTTCATGGAGGGACTTGCAACATTTATGCTTGGTATTGCAGGAGCAGGAAAAAATGTTTTTGATGCAATTAAAAACTTTTTTGGTCTTGGTAAAAAGGATGGCGATACACCAACAGGTGCTGCCCGAATAAATCTAGATGATGTTGATATATCTGCCACGGAGAAAAGTGGTGCTATAGGTAGAGTGTTACCAACTGCAAAAGGACAAGCACCTCCAACAGCAACGCCACATAATTCCGATCCAAGTAGGGCATCAAACTTTGGCGAAATGCGTGGCAATAAAATGCATATGGGTGCTGATATTGGTATGGATGCAAATTCGCCAGTTACAGCAATTCAAGATGGTAAGGTAGTTGATGCATATGGCAGTGGGTTTGGATTACATGGCGGTGCTGTAGTTGTCAAGCATGATGATGGGTCAGCATATGTTTATGGTCATGTTACGCCAAATGTAAAAACAGGAGATACGGTAAAAGCAGGAGAGAAGATTGCTAAGTTAGTCTATTATCCATCACCAGATGGTACTCAAGACTACACCCATTTACATTTGGAAAGATATCAAAAGCATGGCGATAGAAACTCTGCTATTGATCCTATTGCACATATGGCAAAGGAGAATATCAATCCTGCTAGAGTTCAGAAATCATTGGAAGAAGAAGCACAAGCTGGTGCAAATGCTCAGGCTGCCGCTGCAGCAGGACAACCACAATCCGCTCAAGACATTAGTCAAAATTTTGGTCTTAAGGCACATGATAAATTCATGTTCCAGCATGAGGGTGGAATGTATGAAGCATATAAAACAGAGAAGGGATTTGATATTTACAAACACGCTGGTAATTTAATTCCCCAAAAACTAGATACTTCTGGTGGTAAAAATGCTGGTGTTGTCAAGTCTTTAATAGAGGCTGGAACAAAAAGAACTTCTGATGCTGATAAACTCTCTTCAGCATCTGCAGATACTGCAACCACTGTTGCTGCTAAATCATCTGAAAATGCAGTTGCTTATGCTGCACCAGCAGCACCCCAAGTCACTGTTGTTCAATCACAAGGTTCTTCTTCTAGATCTGGTGGTAATCAAGCTGCAGCAATTCCTGCAGGTATTAGTTCTAGTGATACTGGAACTGAACTATTCCAAGCAACTAAAATTTTAAACGCATAATATCATGGCAGACTTCGGATCTTTTACAGACTTTCAACTTAAGAGTATTAAGATTTATCCTAGGGGTGGTAGTAAACCTGTAGAAATAAAACAGTTGATTAATAATTTTAGTTATGTTGAGAGTGTCTTTGCTCCATTTTTATCAGCAACAATGGAAGTTGTTGATAGTGGTGGTTTGCTACAGGGTTTGCCAATTCAAGGTGCTGAAAAAGTAGAAATTGAAGTTCTCACTAATGCATCAGAAGAAGCAGTTGTATATACAATGGTTGTTTGGAAAGTAGGCAATCGATATGCACAAAATCAAAAGCAAGCATATACTCTTGGACTAATCTCACAAGAAGCACTTGAAAATGAAGTTAATCGTGTTCAGAGAAGACTTGAAGGAAATCCAGAATCAATTACCAAAGACTTATTAAGTAATACAATTAAATCAGCAAAAACTGTATATTCGGAACCATCGTTGTTTGAAGTAAAGTTTTCTGCTAATAATGGAAGACCTTTTGATATTATTTCTACTTTAGCAATTAAGAGTGTATCTCCTCAAGCAAAATACAAAGAAGAGGCGACTAAGAAAGATCCAAATGCTAGAGAACAAAGTGGATCGGAACCAACTGATAAAAAAGGAGGAAACAACGCAAAGAATATAACAGGATCTGGTGGATTTTTATTTTGGGAATCTAAACGAGGATATAACTTCTTTGCTATTGATTCTATGTGTGCTGATAGTGAGAGCAGTTTGAAATCCAGTAAGTTGGAAGATATTACTTGGGGACCATATTATGAGAAAATTGCTAATCAGGATGATGGATCAGATGACAGATACACAATTTACACATCAACATTTCAGTCGGAACTTGATTTGCTGACATCATTGAGGACTGGAAAGTATTCTTCATTTATAGCATTCTTTAATCATAGCACTGGAAAATACGAAGAGTATATTTACAACATACAAGATTCTTACGATAGTATGGCACACTTGGGTGGTCAGCAATCAATTTCACTAGTTCCAACGGATCAAATTTCTGACTTATCAAAATATCCAACAAAAATCATGTCGTTCATGTTAGACCATGAAACATATTATAATGAACCAGGAATTGCAGATCCAGAAGATCCCAATGCCACAAATCCGACATCTACTGCTGATTGGCAAAAGTTTTACGCGGCACAAGCAATCGCAAGATATCAGTTGTTAAAAAACCAATCATGTACTATAGTGGTTCCTGGTAACGTTGAAATTTGTGCAGGAGATAAAATTGACATAAGACTTCAGAGTAAATTGCCAAATGAAGAGGCAAAAGATGAAAATTATGATACAGAATCGAGTGGAGTATACCTTATTAGAGAGGTAACTCACACATATGACACGACCATTGGAACAAATGGAAGATTTACTACAACTCTTCGCTTAATGAGAGATTCCTACGGAATGAAGGATAAAGTGTCAAATCATGGTAACTAAATAATGCATACGGAGGTAACTAAACATGGAAAGTATTGAACAGCATATTGAGGCAGACAAGGAAGAACTTGCTAACCCTCAAATTTCTGCACAACGCCGTCGTCATATTGAAGGCGAACT